GCCATCAACGCTGTCTATGTCTCCCACCCCTACCAGTCGATCTACTACGTCTCTGCTGAAATCTCTACCCCGCCAAGCTGGATCAACCGAGCAATCGAAAAGGCCAAACGTGGACTCACAACCTGAAATGCGTCTGTTAGCTGCTGTCGTGTCTCTGGCGATCCGAGACATGACGCACCGTCCTGTCATGGAGGGCAAGCGTCCGATTATGACTGTCGAGGCCAGGACAGCGTGTCGATTCCTGTTCTCAGACAATTCTGACGGATACCTTGATTGGCTGGATTACGATCCACCAGTGTTCCGCGATCAACTTTTAAGGATAATGAACAACACATCACACGAAAGGCTCGCAGGACTTGATCCAATGGATCGCAGGGTCATGCGTCAAAACTATCAACTATGGAGTTCAAACTATGCAGGACTGGATCACGAATTACCTGACGATGAAGATGAACTTGTCGAAATTGCACGACCTGCTGCTAAAAAAAGAAACCGACCGCGCAATAAATCTCGCGCTGGAAATCTCAACTGACGCCAGAATCTGCGCTAGACAGATCGAATTGCAACGGGATAAACTGTGAGCGTCTCCTCCTTTTCCCCCTATTGCAGGGGGATTTTTTTGTGATCCCCAAGATCCTGCACTTCGTCTGGGTGGGCGACGAGACCAAAGCCCCGCTCCAAACCATCCAGAAGTGGAAAAACCTCAACCCTGACTTTGAGGTCAACCTCTGGGGCAACGCCGACCTGTCCAAAGGCTGGCGACTTGCAAAGCACATGAAGCACTTCTGGAAAACAGAGCTTTGTGGCGTCGCAGACTGCATGAGGTGGGAGATCCTATACGAACACGGCGGGATCGCGTTAGACGCCGATTCAGAGCCTTCCAGGGCCATTCCTGACTGGATGCTAGAGCCGGATGTTTGGTGTTCGTGGGAGTCGGAGCTTCTCAGGCCAGGATTGCTGTCTAACGGTGCGGTAGGGGCGATCCCTAACCATCCGTTTATCGGGCAGATTGTCGATGATCTGTTGAATGACGATCCTGGCGACCTGATGGCATGGCAGTTCTCAGGCCCGACAAGGTTGACGAGTACCTGGGTAAACTACGAATACCGTGATCTCACGATCTGGCCTAGCCATTTCTTTCTGCCGGATCATTTCGCAGGGCTTCCGTATTCCGGTGAGATGGTGTTTGCTCGGCAGGAGTGGAAATCGACGCGAGGTAAATGGTGATTCTGTTTCTCGTCACTTCTGCTATTAACGGTGATCCTCAACGGTTGCACGAAACGCATCAAACGATTGAAAGCATTCACCGAGCCTGTCCGATTGCTTCCATCTGGATTATGGAATCAAGTTTCGAGCATCAGAATGTCGTGTTTCCTCGAGCGACTGTTAAGCAATACGGGTCAAAGTTCATTCAAGACGTTCGCAAAACGGACCGAGACGTTGCGTATATCAAGAACGCTATTGAATTGCACACAACGATAGACATTCTCTCAACCATTCCCAACCGATACAGTCATATCTTCAAGATTTCAGGTCGGTATGTGTTGACCGATCAGTTCAACTTGCAGGCTCACGTTGCGAACAAGGCTACGTTCGCACAGGCAAGGCAGACAGGCTACCCGTTGGATTATGTCGGGACTGACGGAATGCTGATGACCCGGCTCTATTCGTTCGACTACAACCTAATCCCGCAGATGTTGGAGACGCTGAAGCAGATAGAGAAGTTCTTCCACGAGCAGTGGGACAGTGGAAAAGTGTTCGACATAGAGCATGGGTTTTACAAGTTTTTGTCTCGTGACATTTTCAACGAAGTCGGTACAATAGGGGTACGAGGCCGAATCGGGCATCTAACTTCTATCGTCGAGGACTGATATGCCGATCACTAGCAAGGCTCAACAGCGACTCATGTACGCAGCCGCTGGCAGCAAGAAGGTGGCGAAAGACACCGGTGTTCCGATGTCGGTGGCAAAAGAGATGATTGCCAAGACGCCGAAGAAAGCCTACAAGAAGATGCCAGCCAAGAAATGAAGAAGTCCACTGTCAACGCTGCTGGTAACTACACGAAGCCGGGGATGCGTAAAGCCTTGTTCAACAAGATCAAGGCTGCTGCTACGCAAGGCACAGCGGCAGGGCAGTGGTCGGCTCGGAAGGCGCAGTTGTTGGCGAAGGAATACAAAGCCAAGGGTGGTGGTTACAAGTGAAAGCCTCGCAGCGTTCGCTGAAAGACTGGACAGCGCAGAAGTGGCGCACAAAGTCTGGGAAACCGTCATCTGAAACGGGTGAGCGGTATCTACCGGAGGCTGCGATTAAATCTTTAACCCCAGCTGAGTACGCAGCGACCACAAGAGCCAAGCGAGCGGGTAAGGCTGCTGGCAAACAGTTTGTGGCGCAACCAAAACGGATCGCTGCAAAAACCGCAAAGTTCAGGTGAGAAAATGAAGTGTCCTATTGTCACTGGTGATGCCGAGCTGAACGACGCCAACAAGCAGAAGGCAGTCGATAAAGCCGACTACATGGAAGCAGGAGAGGACGCAGAGTACAAGTGCGAGAACTGCGCTGCGTTCGTACAGTCGGACGAGATGCAAGGGTGTCTTGAAAACGGCATTGCTAAGGGCATGGAAGACGAAGCCGAGGACATGGGTTACTGTGCCCAGCTTAACTTTGTCTGCTCAGAGGATATGGTCTGCAACAAGTGGCTGGGTGGTCAGGCTAAAGGCAAGGGCGGGATCATCATCAAGATTGCTGGGATGATGGACGAATGAGTGCCGCATGGACTCGCAAGGCTGGCAAGAACCCGAAGGGTGGGTTGAACGAGGCCGGACGCAAGTCTTACGAGCGAGAAAACCCCGGCAGCGACCTAAAGCCTCCCGTTAAGTCAGGCGACAACCCGCGGAGAGCATCGTTCCTAGCGAGGATGGGTAATATGCCGGGACCGGAGCGCAAGGACGGTAAGCCGACTCGTCTGCTGCTGTCCCTGCAAGCCTGGGGTGCATCCAGCAAGGCCGATGCTAAGGCAAAGGCAAAAGCGATCAGTGCCAGAAACAAGCGGTGATTATCGACCATCACCCATTCTGGCATTGCATTGTCGATGACTTTTTTGCTGACGCGATCAACTTAGCGAGAGAGTTTCCAGCCAAGGACGATGACTGTTGGTTCCGCTACGACAATCCGCTGGAGGTTAAGCAGACCTGCAACGACTGGCATCACTTTAAGCCTGAGACATACAAAGGCTTCCAATACCTGCTTAGTCCTCACTTCACGGAGATACTGGAGCGGCTGACCAAGGCAGACCTCATGCCAGATGTCGGGTTACATGGTGGAGGGATGCACCAACACGGCAGGGGGGGAAAGCTAAACGTCCACCTGGACTACAACCTTCACCCGAAACTTCACCTACAGCGACGGTTAAACCTGATTGTCTACCTGACACCAGGATGGAAGCCAGAATGGGGAGGCCACTTAGGACTGTACAAAGACCCCGACACACTGGTAAAAGCAGTTGAACCAAAGTTCAATCGGGCTATAATTTTCGATACTCGTGGCAGTTGGCATGGACTACCCGCCCCGCTAACCTGTCCAGCAGATGTCACCCGCAACAGTTTCGCAGTCTATTACCTGTGCGAGCCAGACACTACAGACAGCAGAAGCCGAGCATTATTCGCTCCAACTGCCGAGCAAAAAGGCAACGCTGATGTTGACCAGTTAATCCGTCAGCGATCAACGTAAAGTCAACCGATGACCCGATAGGAGTCGGAATGCAAGTAGAGCAAATCAGCATTGAGACGCTGATACCTTACGTCAACAACGCCAGAACCCACTCGGACGCGCAGGTTGCACAGATTGCAGCGTCGATCAAAGAGTTCGGGTTTAACAATCCTGTTCTGATAGCCGACGACAACAGCATCATTGCTGGCCACGGCAGGGTGATGGCTGCTCGTAAGCTAGGCAAGGACACGGTTCCCGCGGTAAGGTTGTCGCATCTGACGGAGTTGCAGCGCAAGGCTTACATTCTGGCCGATAACAAGTTGGCGCTGAACGCTGATTGGGACAATAGTCTGCTGGCGATTGAGCTTGCCGACCTGAAAGACTTAGGATTTGACACCGACCTGACCGGATTCTCAGCCGATGAGATTGCCGCGCTGATGCCGCCTGACTTTCAGCCTGCAACAGAGGACGAACAGGGAAAGCTGGATCAGCTTGAACCTAAGTGGATCGCCTGCCCACATTGCGGCAAGGAGTTTGACGCTCGTGAAGCCTGAGCTAAAAATAGATTGGGCAAGTCATGAGGCTGCAAAATATGCCTGCGAAAATTGGCATTACAGCAAGTGTCTGCCTGCCGGAAAATTGGTCAAAGTTGGGGCATGGGAAGGTGACAAATTCATTGGTGTTGTTATTTTTGGCCGCGGTGCTAACAACAACATGCTTAAGCCTTTTGGCTTGGAACAAGATGATGGCTGCGAATTAGTCAGGATTGCCTTGACCAAGCATGTCACACCAGTAAGCAAAATTATGGCTTTTGCCATCAGAGTTTTGAAGAAGTCTCAAGCAGGTTTGCGACTCATTGTCTCTTATGCTGACCCAGATCAAGGGCATCATGGTGGCATCTATCAAGCATGTAATTGGATTTATACAGGCCCAAGTAGCAAAGCCGTCAAGGTTTTCTATAAGGGAAAGTGGGCACACAAGAAGACAGTTGATGATGCTGGTGTAGATCAGACAAATCTTGCGAAAAAACTCGTACCAGGAAAACACCGATACTTAATGCCACTGGACAAAAACATCAGTGATAAGATTGCACCGCTAGCAAAACCTTACCCAAAGCGTCCGAAGCAGGCAGAGGCTGGGCCACCAGAACAGCGGCGGTGCAACACCGACCCGGACGCTCCAATTATTAAGCAACTTTCGGACATAAAAAATGCAAGGCAAGCGGCATAGCCCGTCAGACGAGGATCGTCGGCTAGTCAAGACGCTATCCGCTGTCGGGGTGCGTTATGTTGATATTGCCGACAAGCTACAGATCGACCACGACACGCTGACAAAGCATTACAAGCATGAGCTAATGGAAGGGAGAGTGGAGGCTAACGCTGCCATTGCTCAGACGTTATTCCAGCAGGCAAAGGCCGGGAACACCGCGGCGATGATCTTTTGGCTCAAGACTCGAGCAGGGTGGCGCGAGCATAACGTGGTTGAACACGCAAACTCTGAAGGCGAACCGCTTAAAATGGCAGTGACATGGGCGTCCGAGAAATCGTAATCCCTTACGCTCCGCGGGATCCACAGCTTGAGATCCATCAGGCGATGGAGAATAACCGCTTCACGGTGGTAGTGGCTCATCGTCGTTTAGGCAAGACTGTCAGCGCCATCAACCAGTTGGTAAAGTCAGCGGTGATGTGCCAGCTAGAGCGTCCGAGATATGCCTACATTGCCCCAACCTACAGCCAAGCCAAGCGAGTTGCATGGGACTACCTCACTCACTTCTCAGCGCCACTCGGAGGATCTGCCAACATCTCGGAGTTGCGAGTTGACTTCTGGGATCGCAGAATCGGTCTGTACGGCTCCGACAATCCCGACTCACTACGCGGTTCTTACTTTGACGGAGTTGTACTGGACGAGGTGGGGGATCAGAATCCAAAGATATGGAACGAAGTGATCCGACCTGCCCTAGCCGACCGTCAAGGCTGGGCAATGTTTATCGGCACACCTAAAGGCCAGAATCATTTCTACGATCTGCGGAACAGGGCGCAGGGTGAACCTGGGTGGAAGTTGCTCGAGTTCCGCGCCAGTCAGACGAAGATCATTGCTCAGTCAGAGCTAGACGATGCGCTGCGGGAGATGGGGCGCGATAAGTACGACCAAGAGTTTGAGTGTTCATTCCATGCTGCTGTCGAGGGGGCTTACTATGGGCAAATTCTTAACCAGATGGAGGGAGAAGGTCGCTTCTGCTCTATCGTCCGTGACGACCTCTGCAAGACGTTTGCTGCATGGGATCTCGGCATTGGCGACTCGACTTCGATCTGGATCGCACAAGTCCACGGACAAGAAGTCAGACTCCTAGACTACATTGAGAACCACGGGGTCGGGCTGGATTGGTACGTCCGAGAACTGCGGAACAAGGGTTGGCATAAGGCCGAGCACATCGTCCCGCATGACGTACAGGTTAGGGAACTAGGGTCTGGAAAGTCTCGATTGGAGGTCTTACAGCAGGCTGACCTCAGTTGCACGATTGCGCCACGTTTATCGGTGGATGACGGTATCCAAGCGGTCCGCAGACTTTTGCCCCGCTGCTGGTTCAACATCCCGCAAACGAGCGAAGGGTTGAACTGCCTGCGGAACTACCGCCGGACTTTCGACGAAAAGCAGAAAGTCTTTTATGATAGACCTTTGCATGATTGGTCTAGCCACGGATCGGACGCATTTCGTTATCTTGCAGTCGGTCTGAATGAAACATCATCCTGGTCGAAGCCGATCAACGTCAATACAAGGTGGGTGGTCTGATGCTAATGCCACAAGGTTTCATCGTTCAGAAGCGCGAGTTTGAAGATTTGCAGCGCAGGGTTGCTGAACTTGAGAAGAAACTCGCTGAACTGGAGACGAAAGATCCAGAGAAGCGGAAATATTTTCGGCGCGAGGTGGTAAATGGATAACGGGACTCTTACCGGCATTCTGCAAGCAGAGATCGACGATGCTATCGGGATGCTGGACAGCGAAACCACGGAAGAACGTGCCGAAGCACTGAACTACTACCTGCGAAACCCTTACGGCAACGAGCAAGAGGGGCGCAGCCAGATCGTCACTGGCGAGGTGGCAGAGGTCATCGATGGTGCGCTGCCGCAACTCATCCGCGTATTCACTGCAAACGATGAGATTGCTAGATATGAGCCTGTTGGCCCAGGCGATGAGGAAGGCGCAGATCAGGCCACGGACTACGGTAATTGGGTGTTTAGCAAGGACAACAACGGTTTTGCCATCCTGCATGACTGGTTCAAGGACGCTCTGCTTGCCAAGACCGGGACGGTAAAAGCGGTCTGGGAAGAAAAGATCGAGGTAGACGAGGAAACCTACCGCGGTCTGTCAGACACCGAGCTTGTCCTACTACTGTCTGACGGTACGATGGAGATCGTCGGCCAGGAGACGGAAGAATCCGTATCGCAGATGCAGATGCCGGACGGTACGGTTGTCGATCAAGTCACCCGTTCGCACAATGTTGTCGTCCGCAAGAAAACCACGTCAGGCCGGATTCAGATTGACTGCATTCCTCCCGAAGAACTGATCGTCAGCAAGAAAGCGCGGTTCGGTGAGACGAAATCACCCTTCATGGCGCACCGCAGGCTGATGCCGCGGTCGGAACTTGTTCAGATGGGGTTCGACAAGGACGAGGTATACAGCCTTCCCGTCTACAACAGTCTCGACTTCACCGAGGAGCGGATTGCTCGATACTCTCCTGGTGAAGAACCGTACGAGCAGGACAGTCTCGACGAGTCAATGCAAGAGGTCGAGGTCTACGAGTCTTATCTGTACGTGGATTACGACGAGGACGGGATCGCAGAACTCCGGCAGATTTTCTACTCCAACAGTACGATCCTGACTTACGCTGACGGGCGGGAAGCCAACATTCCGACCGATTACGTGCCATTTCACGTGATCTGCCCGATCCCGATTCCGCACAAGTTCTTCGGTCAGTCGCTAGCAGACCGGACGATGGACATCCAGCTAATCAAGAGCACCGTCACTCGGCAGATGCTGGATAACCTCTACCTCATCAACAACGCTCGGATGCAGGTTGTTGACGGTCAGGTGAACCTAGACGACCTGCTGAACGTCACTCCTGGTGGTGTTGTCAGGACGAAA